AGAAGCTCCAATACAGAGGACTGCGGGAGGACAAGGACCTAACAGGTCTTATGCCTAAGCACCACTACATGAAGCCATCAACGAAGATGCAGCATCAAGAAGTGGCGAAGTTCGGAGACGAGGTGCAGTTTTCCTTTGATCGGGAGCGATATGCTCGGGCTGTGCAGGCAGCCATCCTTTTCGACACCAGCTTTGAGGGGATTGAGACCCCCTTTGTCCCGCCCAACGTGCACACATTGCACAATGCCTTGAATCAGATGGATTTGTCACGGTCAGCAGGCCCAACGGCTGAAGCTTTGATTGCGAGTGACTATTTGATGGCACTGGGTAATGGAAATCTTGAGTTGGGAAAACAACGAGTGGTGGAACGCACGATGAGGCTTTATCATGCCGTTGTCGCATGTGGGCCGAATTGTGATTTTGGCAAATTGCCACCAGGGAGTGAGGAGCTGGTTAGAGATTGCACAGTGTGGAACGTGATAGGGAAGAAGGACGGCTACAAAGCTAAGAAACTTCCTGTGGCAGCTCCACCGGGGTCCGGGCGCACGATTCAAGCTCCGTCCTTTGAGATGAAGCTGTTGTGGCTCGCGTGCTTCGGGGAGAATGACAAGGCGTGGATCACAAGGGATCATTCGTGGGTTCATGCAGGGGAAGATGAGGACTTACCTGTGAAATATCAGGTGTTGGAAGAGATAAGGCAGTCCAAAGGGGCGATTGCAGCGGATCTGACGGCCTTTGATAGGTACATGACGTCAGACATGATTGTCCCTTTCTTTGTGGCTTACCTGTCTCACCTTGTGCCCGGCATACCACGAGGGTTGCTCGTCTGGCTGGCAGCGGTGACTGTAGCCGGGCCGTTGCGGATGAGCGACGTCACAACCTACAGGCGCAAGAGGGGGAACCCTTCGGGGTTCATGAACACCTTGCGGCTGAATTGTTTCGTGCACTTGTGTTGCACAATGTACGCTCTGGCCAAACGGTTGGGCATAGAGGACCCCATTGAGTTGGCAGATGTGGTAAAAGCAGAGTTTGCGCTCTCCATGTGCGGTGATGATTCTCGCCACTTGGCGCTGTCTGAGAGGGCACATAAGGCTTTTGACCTGGCCCATAATGGGGAAGCTTACCTGGCAGTTTGGAGGGAAGAGTTGCCATGGGAGGTGAAAGTCGAGGGGTGTGTGTGCTTTAATGCAGACAGCACTCTCCTTGATAAGTTGGTTTTGATGCCACCGATGGTGAGCCGGAAGTTTCTCGTGGTGAGGGGTGTTGTGTGGCATCCGCTGTACGACATATCCCGCACGCTGAAGCGGCTGTCTTGCAATGAACCACGTGACGAACTGATGGAGGAAGCTTTGGCCAACTCAGCGGCGAACACGTTGGCTCTTCATGTGAGTTGGCAACTGAGTGGGTGTTTCTTTTCACCCGCCCTCCACTACCTTTTGCGGGAGTGGGAAGGGGTGATCGATATCAGGAACGCCCTGCGGCGTGCGGCGAGGCTTTTGCGAGCTTTCCCTCGCC